TAAATTTTCTGCCATCTGCCAAGTAGACTCAGCAGAAGTTAGTCTTGTGTTTTGATCTACAATTTTATCTTCAGCAACTTTTAAATCTCTTTTAAGATCTACGATTTCTTGCTGATTAGTATTGATAGTGTCTGTAAGATTAACAATATAACGAACACCAGTAAAAGTTCCGACTAAGACCGAAGCCACAACCGGAACTAATACAAAATTTTTTTTTAATAAGTCTGCTAAATTCATTAGTCTTTTATTCCAAAAAACCAACTTTTGATTTTTTCCCAAATCTTACAGCAAATATTTTCACATTTTTTAATCATTTTTCTTTTCCTCCATCTCGTAAAAAAAATTGTCAGTGTCTTCTGTTTTCCACTTACCAGTATCTTCTACATTCCATTCATTTGTTTGTACCTTCCAATCAGGAACATTATCTTTCACTGTGAAAGAAGGTAGGTCCCAAATGCATCTGTTGTTTGGTTGTGCTGCAAAATTGCCATCGTCTAGTGCAATTATGTGAGCGCACTTATGTTCGTGCGGTATCTCTGAATGATCAGTGTCAACTATATTACTCTCTGGATGTGCAAAGTCAATTGTAAATAAATATTTACCATGATGCCACTTTTTATCTTTACCTATGTATTTACCAGCTTGTCCGTCTAGAATATCATAACTAGTAACAGCAGGATAATAACTAAAAGAATTCCAAAGCTCCAGTTCATCAAGTCTTTTGGTTGGAACAGACTTGGGTTCATAACCACGTTGAATAAAAGCCGTGATTGGGAGACGATAAAAGATTGCACCATTTTCCATAATAGCATGCCATAGGATAGCCCTACCTGACATACAGCTAATACCAAACACAATGCAGTCTTCAACTTCTCCGTGATGTTTTTTAAGATCATATAAATACTCCCTTTTTATCTGGGCGTATTGTACAGGAATATTTGCATTTAAGTAAGCCATAAAATAACCTCATTTTATTTCACCCCAATTAGGTCCTGATTCATAATCTACCTTATTAGGTATTTGTAAGTCAACTGCATGTTCCATTATATCTTTTATTTTTGCAGCTTCCAAATCATTTGTGACAGATATATCAAGTTCATCATGTATCTGTATATGTGGTGTAATACCCTCTTTCCATAAATCTAACATAGCTTTTTTTGTCATGTCGGCAGCACTACCTTGAATTAATTTATTTAAAGCTTTGTATGTAAAAGCTCTACGACTATCATTTTCATGCCAATAGTTTTTTTGTTTATTGCCTTCTTTGTCAATAATAAATTCACCTTCTTCATCTTTCATGTAAGGACCCATTGCTTGTAATTCTAACATTCTTTCATGATCTTGAGGAGGAATGTATTTACCCCAATCATTACCTTTTAATACCGGTTCATATTTAGGAAATCTACATTTTCTATTTAGAATAGTTTTAATTTTACCATTACGTTGAGCTGCAGTCATAAGTTTGTTTGTTAATTGTTTTACAAATGGAACCTTGCTGTGATAAACACCAAAAAGTTCATCAGCTTTAGTTTTACTTACACCTAACTCAGCCATGAGTTTAGCTTTACCCATTCCATAAAACAAACCTAAGTTAATTACTTTAGCCTGACCTCTTGGAATCTTAGCCATATCAGATACTAACTGGTGAAAGTCAGCGTTAGGATTGTGATCATATGAATCTGCAATTTCATTTACAGATGCAAGTTTAAATCTTAATGCATACTCTGTAACTAATCTTGGTTCTTGTTGTGAGTAATCAAACGTACCCCATTTGCAACCTTCTTCAGGTATAAATAAACTTCTAATTAATGGACCAGTTTCTGGGTCCTTTGCCGGAATCTGTTGTAAATTAGGATTAGAATAACTGAATCTACCTGTCACAGTTCCTCCATCATCAGATCTAATTTGATTTATTTCTGCATGAATTCTACCTTTGTGTTCATGTCTTAATATTGTATCAATAAAAGTTGTATTGACCTTGTTTATTTTTCTGGCTTCTGCTATCATTTTAATTGTAGGATGTTCATGCACAGAGAGGAAATTTTTAGTAAATGAAGGCGCACCTGTTTTTTCAGTTTTATCAAAAGGTAAATTTAATTTTTCAAAAACTTTTTGAATACTTCTTGCAGCCCATATTTGAGTTTCTATTCCTGTGTCTATTTTTATTTGGTGTATCAATCGTTCTTCTTTTCGGGTCAATTCTTTTTTTAATTGATTGGCTTTTGTCACGTCTACCCGCACCCCTAGGAAACGCATATCAACGAGACAAGGAAATAAATCAGTCTCTAAATTAAATATCTGTTGACAATCTTCTTCTACTAATAATTTTTTCATATGTTGCCAAAGTTTAAAAGTTAACTCTGCATCTTTTTCTGCATAAGCACCTACTTCACTTGCAGGTAATCTCCACATGTCAGCTTTTGGATCTAGTCCCCTTGATTTTGCAGCTTCATTTAAAGCTCTTTCATTTTTACCTTCACCTAAATAATGCCAAGACAAAGCATTAAGTGTATATGCAAATCTATTCTCATCTAAAACAGAACATGCAATCATAGTATCTACGATTAAACCATTGATATTTATACCTAAATTACGTATCCAACATACGTCATACATTGCATTGTGAAATATTTTTGTAGCCGGACACTCACAAATATCTTTAAACCATTCTAAAGTTTTTTTTCTATCCATGTTGGGAGCTTCACCATGAGCAATTGGAAAATACCATTTGTCATTATATGTAGCAACTGCGATACCCACTACTTCACCATTACCTGTAACTGCACCAGAACCTTTTGATTTTAAATCTGGATCACGTGTTTCTAAGTCAATTGCAATTTCATCATAATCTCTTAGGTCAGGATATTCAGTAGGTTGTACCCATTCCGTTTGTGTTAAATATTTAGGAATTTTCATTTTTTATAACCATATCCTTTTTTTCTATTTCCATATAATTTTTGCCATGACCATGAAGTCAAAGCTGTTGAGTAATGATATATTTTTTCTAGTATATACTTAATCATTTTTTAGCTTTCATATCTTTTATTTTTAACATCTCCAACTGACAGTAGTGTACAATCTTTTTAAGATCTTCTACTCCACCCTTTCTCTGATACCTACAAACGTATTTAATAACGTTGCCTTGAAAAAATGATAAATCATTTTTAGAAATAAATTCATAAGGTTGAATGGGAAACTTAGTGTAGTGATTCCCGCCTACCTGGGTATACTGTGGAAATGTTTCTTTAAATATATCGTCGTGTGTCATAGTTGATACTCCTTTAATATTTTTTTTGCTTTCAATTTATATAAGTTATTTCTTGCTCTTGTGGTGCCCACATACCATACTCTATGCTCTTCATCTTGTTTGTCAACACTTAGACGAATACTTTTTTGTACTTTAGCACCTTGATGTAAAGATAATATTACATTGTCTTCTTCACCACCTTTGGCTGCATGGATTGTAGATAACCATACTCTTGCATTTTCAGAAAGTTTTTCACCTCCAGAAATTATATTTCGAATATAAAGTATTTCTTTCTGATCACCAACGAAAACGTCATACCAATTTTTTTTAGGATTCCAATTCCCATTGGGAATAAAATCTTTTACATCATTTATTTCTCTTTCACTTAATAGTTCATCCATAGTCCACTTTGTATAAGCAGTAGCTGCATTATACATACCAACATTAAAACTTTTACCTTTGTTGGTTTGATAATAAATATTTTTAGATTTTAATTCTTTTGCTATGTCTAATAAATTGCTTTTAGTTCTTGTAAGAATTAACCATTTACCTTTTGTAAGATCTACTTGTCCTAAATTACTTATGTGTTGTGAGTGTCCTTCTTCGTTCCGTGGTAAATATTCTTTGTGTTTCCTGATGCCTGATATACGATCCACTGTTATTTGAGATTGTTGCTGTACAGCCTTTGACACTCTTCTAGAATATCTTAAAACTTTTTCATGAGCAGGTTCTTTTATAAATCTATTTACATCAGCACCAGCCCAAGCAAAAATAGCTTGGTCATCATCACCAGCTAAATACATATCATCACAATGTTCTTTTAATTTATCAAAAAGTTTCCACTGTAATGGTGATAAATCTTGTGCTTCGTCAATAAAAATGGCTTTAAATCTAGGTATTTTGTTAGACTCAA